TGCGTCTGGTAGGAGGCCTGCGAATCTTCCGTAGCGAATTTTTTCAGCTGCTCAATCCATTCGGCCTTTTGGTGCTGCCATTTTTGCTGCTCCAGCGCATCCTGCATGGCCCGGTTGAAGTTCTGCGTACCGAGGGTCTCCAATACCTGGTTTCGGGCTTCCAAGTCCTCGATTTTGTCCAGCTGGGCGAAATCGGACAGGGTGGCACCGCGCTTTTCGGCTTTCTTGAAGCTGTCGCGGTTCAGTTCCAGCAGCTTGATGCGCCGCCGGATAGTGGACTGGGAGAACCCCGACTTGTCGGAGATCTGCTCCACTGTCTGCCCGAAGTCCATCATCATCTGGAAGCCCTGCGCCTGTTCGTAGACGGTGAGGTCTGACCGCTGCATATTCTCAATCATCATGGTCTGCATCTGCTCCCGCTCGTCCATCTCCACGATGGCGCAGGGCAGTTCGTACAGTCCTGCCTGCTGCGCTGCTGCTGCCCGGCGGTGGCCGATGATGATGGTGTAGTCCTCACTGGACCACGAAGTCTTGGGTGTCCATGCTGCCGCTGCTGCGGCTGCATCCCCACCCTCGTCAACGCACTTTGCGATGTACTCCCGGCTGTTGAGGTAGTGGCCGGGAATGACGGTCAGGTTCTGGTATACGCCGTTTTCCTTGATGCTGGCGGCAAGCTCGGACAGGTCGCCCAATTCCTTGCGGGGGTTATCGGGGTGAGGGTACAGCTGCCGGATAGGGATATAAGTAATGTCTGCCATAGGGATACTCCTTTCTTATTTCGGGTTAGAAAAACGTGAGCTGCCCGGTTTTGGTTTCGTTAAGAGGCTCGTTTTCCGGGGCTTTAGGCTCATTTTTGATAGATTTTTGCAAATTTGCGGGCTTAATATCGGATTTTTCGATTTTTGCAGGTTCGCCTTTCGGTTCAAACAGCAGGTTCATCTGCGCTATCTGGCGGCGCATATACCACACATCGGTTGAGAAAAGCGGCATATACCAGATGCGGTTTTGTGGTCCTGCGGGCAGCAATCCGCGGCTGTCGTAGGCCGTTGCCGG